TCACGGTAAACTTGGTAACGACCTGCTAATGTACCAACTCTTTCAATACCCATGTTGTATTGGTCTTGCTCAGGAGACGCGTTAGATACGTGGAAGTATTCTAAATCGTCAAAGATAGCTGAAACCTCAGAAGAAACAACAATCCAGTTAGCTCCACCTCTTAATGTAGATTTGTGGATTTGTGCTGACAATTGGTTGATTGCAGTAATCAAAGTTTGGTTCCAATCTTTTTGAGTGTATTGAGTTAATGGGTTAGCTGAAGTACCTCTTTTCCATCCGTTGTAATCCCAACGTAAGTTCCAAGCCGCACCTTTACGTAAGTCACGTAAAATTTCACGGTCGATTTCTGCAGCTACTTGCTCAGATAATAAAGCTGTTAATTCAGCTTCAGCATCGATGTTGTGGAATGCAGAAACGTCTTGTGCTAATTCAGGAGACCATTGTGCTCTTAGTTTTCTTTCAGTAACAGATACAGTTACTGACTCAAGGTCAAAAGAAACCTCACCAATTCTGTCTTCGAATTCCAATTCTTGGTAGATTCTATAAGTACAGTAGAATTGTCCGTTTGTTTGTGTTGCAGACGCACCTAAAGTAAATCCTGAGTAACCATCTAAAGATGCGGCTCCGATAGCTGCAGGTACTTGAGTATCTACTTCTAAGTAGATGATACCAGCTGCATCACAAAGATTGTCATAAGAACCACCGTTACCTGTACCAGGCCATGTTGTAGTAGTTTGAGTACCGTATTGTACAATACCTTTACCATATTTTTGAGTAACAACTCTAAATAATAATGGTGAAGTTGTACCTAAACCTGAGAACGCCGCTTGTGCAGAACCATTATCATATGCGTAAACATTCAAATCAGATAAGAATGCTTCGTTATCCATTAATTGACCATCAGGACCAATTAATTTACCAGCACCACCTGATGTGAAACCAGAAAGAGCGATGATAACTTTTCTGTGGATAGGACCACCTGTAGTAGCACCATTTACAGTACCACCATTAGTTGTTGTGTAAGTACCCTCAACTAATTGACCGCTAGACCAAACATATGTTACAGCAGCTTTAGTGATAGCCGTGTAAGCACCTTTTGAATAATCCCATAAACCTGCCGGGTCTAAGTTAGGTTCAGCACCTTCATAAAATCTATCGTAAAGGTTTTTATCGTTTGCACTGTAACCAGCTTGAGCTTGTGCTTGAGTTGGTCCACCGTCAGCTCCAATTGGCGCATAGTGTGGGTTATCGTAAACTGTTGGTGTTGCATAACCTTGGATTTTAGGTACAAAATAGAACAATTTACCGATAGGTAAGTTCATTGCTTGTACAGATACTAAATCGTTAGCTAACAACTTAGAGAATACACGTCTTACGATAGGGAAAACTACAGTTTCGAAAGAACCTGAACTATCTGTAGACGATGCTTCGTTGATTAGGTGAGAAGCTTGGTTTTCATATAACTGTGCCATGTTCTCTTTGATGTGTCCTTTAAGACCGTCTAGGAATCCTAATTTATCCCATTTGTTGATTGTATCTTCTTTGATAACTTTAAGGTGTTTCAACCCGATGTTACCAACAAGACCTGATTCTAATAATGCTCCCATTTTATTTTTTTTTAATTTGAGTTTATTTATTGTTTATTTAATTTTTCCCATCAAATCTTTCATTCTTAAGAATTGTGGATTTTCATACGTTTTACTTTCAATCAAATTAGATGCTGAACCATTTGAAGGTGTGTTAATAAGTTTTCTTTGAACTGATTCAGTTACAACTTCATTACTATTATTTCCTCCTTCTAATTCAGATTTAATTGTTTTGTAAAGTGACTTAGATTCTTTGATTGTTTCTACGTTATCAAATCTTCTAAGTATGTTTATTTTTTCTTGTTTTGTTGTTGAGTGTTCAGTGAACAATCTAGTAGAATACGCCAAGTTTGAATTGAATACTGCAACTTCATTTAATTTATTTCTAAAGAAATCTAAAGCCTTTTTGTATTCTTCGTTTTTCTCTCTTAATAAATTAAGTTCTTTTTTAACTGATTCATTTCTTAATTGACTAGGTGCCGCAACACGGTCTCTTTCTGCTCTTCTTCTGTAAGTCATAGTTCTTGATGCTTCTGTAGTCTCACCACCCATATGGTCGTCTTCCATGTAGTCACCTTCCATGTAGTCAGATTCAGTTTTCATATCATCAATCATTTCTTCATCCATCCATCCTTCGTCCATGTATTCTTCATCCATGTATTCTTCATCCATTTCGGATTCAGTAACACCATGTTTAACTTTAGGATATTTGAATTTAGGACCCTTACCTTTTTTCTCAGATTTTAGACCATTTTCCATGTCTTCATCAAAACCTTTGTTGTTAACAGTTGATTTAGATAAACCGTTTTTCATTTTTCCAAATCCCATTCCAACAGGTTTCATAGACTCGCTAACTTCTAATTCGTAGATAGTTTCATCCATTTCATCATAAGACTCGTCCATTTCGTCATAAGATTCATCCATTTCATCGTAAGATTCATCCATTTCATCGTAAGACTCGTCCATTTCGTCATAAGATTCATCCATTTCGGAATTTGTCATATCACCTTCTTCTTCGAAGACTAATTCATAAATTACACTCTCATTCATATCTTCCATAGGATGTTCCATAGATAAATCTGAATCGTCACCTAAATCAATGAAATATTCATTGTCTGTGTTCTTATCAGTAAGGTGGATTTTATTATCATCTTTAACCACAATAATTCCATCCTCATCACCCATAGCTTTAAACACTTTCAATACTTCGCCAGCCTTAGCCTTTGTCATATCAAGAGGTGGTAATTCGTCTTCGTTATCAGTTTTAACTTCAGCACCCATAATAGTAACATCGTCACCACCTTCAGGGTTTACTGTCGCTTCAACGTCAGTAGTCTCTTCACTATCATCTGCAACTTCTGTGTCAGTTTCCACACCTACCACTTCTTCGGTGTCATCTTCTTCTTGCTCGCGTAAAGACTTTTTTGTTTTTGTGCCAAATAATGACTCTTTTACTAGTTCACTGATTTCTTCCTTCATTGTAGAAGCAAGTATTCCTTTTGCATTTTCGCTAATAGCTTCTTCGATAGACTTCATTTGTAATAAAGTTTTCTCTACTAAATTTTCGTTTTTTTCTAAACTCATTTTATATTGCAATGCGTTTTGCGTTTATTTTTATTAGATAAATATACCTTAGTTTGAAAAAGTTCTTATTTTAATGTAGATAGACAAAAAAAATTGGGCATAAAAAAAGGGGACTTATTGTCCCCCTTTTTAAATAATTTAAAAAAATTATTCGATAACTTCGTCGATTTTACTTTCAACAATTGCTGTAATTCTCCAATCCATTGAATAGGTTTCGTAAACTTTCGTTACTTTCGCTTCGACATCTGTCGGTGAAAAACCTCTCACAAGTTTTTCTTCTCTCATTTTTTTAATCTTACCTGTGTTATCATCAACCATATCAGTTGTGATTTTTGCTACAAAATACTTTTCGTCCATAATAAATTTTTTACTTTCCTAAATAATCGGACAATCTTTTCATTAAGTCAACAGATTTTTCTAATCCACCCCCACTACTAACTGAAGTATTATCGTGTTCTGATAATTTTTCTTCATATCTTGGTCTATCTTCTTTATTCAAGTAAAGATACGCTCCAGGTGTAGATGGTGAAGATACAAGGTCAAAACAAATTAATTCAAAATCATCTTGAACTTCGTTTTGGTCACCCTTTTTAACTAATGAACCAACACCACGAGAAGATACTCCCATGGTAACACCTTGTCTCATCATGTTAGCCGCAACATCACCCTTAGATGATACAATACCTCTTTCATGAAAACCTGGTGTAGTTAATAATTTAACCTTACCCATTAATACATTACCTTCCCACCACATCTCAGTAATAAGGTGAGATACTCTATCAAGGTCAATTAAAGAAGATTCAGGGTGATTTAATTCTGAAATAGACATACCACGTTTAATGGCATCTTGGTATTTTTCAGATTCTCTTCTTAATATTTTTTCAGGGTATACTCTCCCGTTTCTATTTGGAACACCCCACTTTTGAAGAGTTGCATAAAATTCAAATGGTTTAGAATGTTCTAATTGTCCATAAGATTCACGTATAATACTTTGATTACGTGGTTCGTTAGGATTAATAATTCCTGCATCCCACTCAACTAATATACCTTTACCTGTATCACTAGGTCCTAATATTTTCATAAGTTCTTTTAAAGATAAATATTAGCTTTCTTTGAATTCTACTACTTTTGTTTTACTAAGTGTAAAATGTTTATTTTGTTTAAGGTCATCTTTGTATACTGAATTAAGAATTTTTTTAATCTTGTCTCTTAAAATGGGGGATTTAAAGTCGTGTATATTATTGTGTATGAATAGTGTAATTTCTATATTCATAAAACTTTTTTTATTTTTTTGTATTCCACTCGTTCTTAAATCTAAATCGACTATTTGTTTTCTTTCAAAAGTCTGAGTGTCTACCACCTCTAATAATGTGTGTTGAATTTGTCTTTTTATTTCACCGACCAATCGGTTCCAATTTTCGTCTAAAGTTAGAGGCTCAATCCAAGTCTGTAAAACTACGTAAATGGATTTTAAATTTTTTGAATCTACTGTTCCGTAAAAACATTTGGCATCATCAAAAATGTTTAGTTTTGATGTTTTTCCTTTCTTCATTAATCATATCTTTCATGTTTATTTTTTATAAAAGTAAGATATATAAACAGAATTGTCAAAATTGAGTTTTTCTGTTATATTTATATTAATAAAGTAAAAAAATATGATTATAATAAAAGTAAAAAATGCGTCATCCATCGAACAAGCTTTAAAACAATATAAGTTTAAAGTTTATAAGACAAAACAAACTGAAAAGTTAAGAGAAAGACAAGAGTTTACAAAAAAATCAGTTAAGAAAAGAAGTCAGGTTAATAAAGCAATTTACTTACAGAAAAAAAGAAATCAATTTTCTTGATTTTCTTCGTTGGTTGTGTTTTCACTTTTCTTTTCTTTCTGTATCTGATGTAGGATATAACCCGATATCCCAAATTCTATTGATGCCCACATTATAATATCCGCCATAGATAAATCAGGATATTTCTTTAAAACATAAAATACCATACCCCATTGTGCGATAATAAAAGCAACTCCGGATTCAATTCTTTTTTTAGAAAAAAATGATGGTTTGTGAGAATAGATTCGTATAAGTTCAGTAATACCCTTTTTTATGTTTCCCCAACCAAAAAAGTATTTCTTTGAACTCATAACCCCGAACTTAATTTTTTTAATTTGTATAAATCGTAATGTGTACAATTAGATTCTTTAACCTTATCAATAGTTTGACTAATCATTTTTTTGATGTCGTCTTCTTTTGATTCGTTTAATGAATTTTTTAAGTTTGAAATAACAGATTCTTTTATAGTGTTAAATTCTGTGTTTAATTCATCTTTTGATAATTTTAATATCGAAGTAACTTCTTTTTGTTCTGATTCTGAAAGTGTACTGATTTCTTTTTCAAGTTGTGACTCAGCAACTTTAATCATTGTTGATATTGGTAAGTTAATAGATTCTTTAATTTCAGTAACTTTATTTTCAGAAATAATAGTATTAATAACTTTTTTCTTAGACTCTAAAACTGTTTCTAAATTTTTAATAGAATTATTATAAACGATAGTATCAATATCTTTATAATTGTTTTGGTATTCTGATGAAAAACTAGACAACCATTTATCCACCTTAATTAAATTTTTATAATTGTTTTCAAGTAGAATTTGGCAATATTCAATAGACTCATTTACATAATCATTTGCTAAATCTTTATCTAACCCCTTTTTTGTTGATAGGTCTTCGTAGATAAAAAATATTTCACTTAAATCTTTATTCTCTAAAATATTAGATTTAAAACCAACCATAAATTTTTGGAAGTTATTTTTACCAAATAAATCTGCTCCGGTTTTTTCTATTTTACTTTTTATTTCACCAAATTTTGTCATGTTCTTTTTACTATAAATATTACCTATTTAATAAATCTTTAAGTTTGTCATCTATTTCGACAAGTGAATTTCTTCCTTTACCTAAATTCATAAAATCATTTTGCCCAAATAGGTGTTCTTCAAGTAACAAATTTAAGTCATCTTTATTAAAAGATTCAGGTGTAACTTCACCTCCCGCAGGTGGTTCAGGAACTTCAGGTGCTCCACCCATATCAGGTGCTCCACCCATATCAGGTGCTCCACCCATATCAGGAGTTGCCCCACCGGCTTCACCACCTTCAGCTGGTTTTTCACCTTCTTTTTTACCATACAATTTATCAATATTGTCAAATAAACCTGTATTTGTAATTACCTCTGCAGTTTTTGCCAATTCAGCGGCTACCGCCCTTTCTACTCTTTGTTGTTGGATATCTAATCTAATTTCTTCATCAGAGAATCCTAAAATGTGTTTCTTAGCCCAAGATGCTGATACAGGTGCCACACTATTTGCAATTTCGGCAACGGCATCTTTATAAAGAGTTATTTTTTCTTTCCAAACTTCAATACCTAATAAATCTGATTGTTTAGATGGGTTAGTTAACCCTAAAGTAAAGTTTGTTAACTCATCTTCAAAACCTAATAAGAATAAATGAATGATTGCAATTTTATTAAGTTCGGCAATCATAGATTTTTGAATTCTGTTAATTGTTCTAGCAAATCTAATATCTAATAATGATAAGTTTTTACCATCACCCACAGCCTCTTCAAACCCTAAATAAGCTTTAGGTATTCTTAAAGCGGTAACAAGTTTCTTTTGGATATACTCAATATCCGCAATCTCCGCCAAGTTTGTTCCACCCGGTAAAGTTTCTATTGGATTTGTTGCTGCGGGGTCACGAACAGGAATAAAGAAATCTTGGTCAACCGCCAACTGATTATATCTCATATCAACATTACCGGTTTGTGGGTCAGAAATTTGGTCTCTTTTAAATTTACTAGCGACTCTTTGTACGTATGCATCAACATCTTTGTCATCCATGTTTCCGACGAATACTTTAAATACCCTTCTTTCAGGAGCTCTTGATACACGATATATTAACATAGCATCTTCTGATAATAAAAGTTGCTTCCAAATACGTCTTGCTTTTTCTAACATAGATGTCCCATATGGAAGTTTTCTATCATCACCTAAAATTCTAAAGTGACCAATCTCCCATGTGTTGAATTCCATATTCTTTTCTTTCCAAGTAAACTTCAAAGCGTCGTTTTCCATTTCTTGTGAATACTTATCAGGTTGGAACCTCATCCCTTTTTCTAATCTTTCAATTTGAATATTTGGTAATTGTTGACAACCAACAATACCTTTTTCGGGGTCTAGTTTTAAATAAACAAAATTATCACCAAACTTACAAGTGTTTCTTGTCCACATAGGTAAGTTAGTGTTTATATCTAATCTATTATTAAATAAGTCAGCAAGAACTGACTTAATTCTTTTTGACTCAGAATAAATCTGTAACATGTATCCATCTTTATCAGGTGTTGTAGATTCTTCAGCATAGATATCAAGTGCAGCAGAAATTTCTGGGGTATACTCCATAGACTCATAATCGTAATATGACGCCATACGAGTTGGTTCATAATAAACCGCTTGTGTATATAAATTACTCTCAACTTTTTGCCATTGTTTACCAATGTACATGGTTTGTTGAGCCTGTAGTTTTTCTTTTTCAAACTCAGTTTTATCTGTAGTTTTTAATAATTCTTTTTTATCAAACTTAAAAACGGGAGATTGTTGGTCTAAAGTCGCGTTAGGTCCAAAAACCTTACCCAATCTTTGCCATACCGTATATTTTTGTTCTGCCATAATATTTTTATTTAAATGATAAGTTGATAAAAGTTAAATTAAACTCTTTTACCCCCGAATAACCATAAATACTTTTCATAATCATTCTTTGTTGTTTGATAACTTCCCGACCTATATTGATTATAAATATCTACTGGTATTCCTGGATTAAAATTTGACGATGAATCTTTGAAATCCCGTTTTTCCGTAGTCCAAGATTCAATCATCGCCTTTGCTTGTTCTGTTGCCTTTTCTAATTTTGCAAATGAAGATTCCCCAACATAAATAGCCATGGCCATAGCCATAATTAAATCATCATGTTGACCTTTTTGGTGGTCAGGTCTTCCGTTCACATAAACAAATGTGTTAAGTTCATTAAATAATCTTTGTGACCTAATAATAAAACCAAATCTTAACGCCTCTTCAAATGCTTGAACTATTAAAACCCTTTTTGAATTAAAGTTAATTCCAGGAATTTTATCATTTTGTTTTGGGTCCCATTTCCATTTATCGGCGGGATTTATTCCATCGACATATAGGTTTTTATAACCAAGTTCTTGTAATTTACGTGATGTCGCAACACCCATACCACCGGTAATATCGGTAACAATAAAGGCGTTATACATAGTCGCCCATTTAAACGCAATTTCCGCAACTACGTCGGGAGGTACTTTTCCAATATACTCTAATACTTGCTCTCTATCATCAAAATCAATGATTGTAAAAGTTGTAAAGTCTTCACTATCACCACGAGATACGTCAATACCCATAATATATTTATGACCAGCAATAGGCTCTTTCCATTGCCATAATGCTCCACCCATAAATTTATTTTCAGGTTCTTGGATATAATTTTCTTTAATTTTTTTCATGGTTTCAGGTGGTATTACGTTATCCCCTGAACCTAAAAAGTTACACTCTAACTCTTGTGAAATCTTACGTTTATCAAACTTTAATTTTTTTGACATGGCTTCAAACCATGATGAATAGGGTTTATAACCCTTTTCTATTTTTTGTTTTATTTCTTCAAAATCCCTATCAGTAACTTTAATCTCTGAATAGTCTAATACTATATCCTCATCTCTATAATCACCCCTATTTAACATGTAGTGAATTATGTCTTCAACTTTAACAAGTTTTAAGTCCTTAGAATAACGAGGGTCACGGAACCAATACATTTCCGTAATTCTAAAGTCATTCATACCCTTAACTGCCTGACTGTATATCGAATAATAAATTGGGTCGAATCCGTTTGGTGTTGAAATTACAATAACTTTACCTCCTGTTGAAAGGGACGCCATACACGCAGACCAAAAATCTTCATCTGCATCGATATATGCAGCCTCATCAAAAATAAGAATAGTGGGGGTATAACCACGAAGCGCATCTTTTGATGTTGCAACTGCCTTTACCTCACAACCATTAGTTAATTTAAAGTGCCTTGCTGCATTTTTTTCAGGAGAAAACCCAACACCTAACCAATTAGGCCATTGTTCAACAAACGCACGAACTTTATTTGCCATCTCGACGGCAGTATCAAGTTTGTTTGCGATAATTAGGATTTTTTCTGGTTTTGATTTTTTAGCAAACACCAATCTTTTTGATGCCCAAGCAGACGTTACAGTTGATACCCCAGCCTGACGATACTTAAGTGCGATATTTTCTTCACAAGTATCATAATCTTTAACCAAAGTCACTTGGTCATTGAATAATTCTAACGGTACGTATTTTGATTGTGTATTATCGTAGGTTTGTAAATATGTTCTTAGTGCATATGGTGTATCATGAGCACATTTAGCATATTCCAGTAGTATTTGTTCTTTTGAAAGAGACATTCATTATTTGTTTCTTCTAATGTAATTTAGTAATTCACTTTTTGTAGTGTGAGGAGGTAAATGATTTTCAATTATTCTTAAAATACCTTCTTCTAACTTTTCTACTTCATTTTTTTCATCAACTGTTTTAGGTAAACCTTTGTGTTTTGTCGACGCAAAGTCTTTTAAGTCTTTTTTAGACATTTCTTTTGCCATGTCTTGAACTTTTTTAGAAACTTTTGATTTAGGAGTATCACCTCTTTTAACTGAAAGAGCTAATCCCATAATTTTTTGTTGTTGTTTTGAAACGGACTTTTCTTGTAAATTAGATTCTGCCGGCATACCGTCAGGACCTTTTTTTTGAATTGGGTCTTGGTCGTCCTCACCTTTATTAACGTTGGTTACATCTTCCTCTTCACCTTCAGTAAATTCACCTTCAGTTTGTGTTTGTGTAATCACAGTTTTACCACCATCATTAGAAACTGTTGCCCCTCCAATAGCGGTTTTTGCACCAGCAGGAAGTTCAATAACTTTTGACGTTACATTTTTTTCAACCGGTTTAGGTTGTTCTGAAACAATTTTATTAAATAATACACTTAATTGATTTTCAGTTAAGTTTTCTAAAGTATTCATTGAAAACCCCTCATGAAGAAGTTTAACTATTTTAGGATTCATATGTTTCATCACTTACTAAATTTTTTTCCCATTTTAATACGATGTCTTTTTCGTATAATTTATTTTCTACAATTTCAATACTTTCTCCATATTGAAAAACTAATCTTTTTCCTTCGTAATTGTCAGGTTTTTCCCAACCTAAAGCAATTACACCATCGATAGCATCATACATTCCAAAAAAGTCTGAATTTTGAATTAAATCTAATTCTATTTCAGAATTTTTTAATACACCAACCTTTTTAATAAATTCCACATGTGGCGGTGTTGGTTTTCCGTTTGCTGTTTCACTATCCCAATCTTCACCATAAACATCATCCAAATCAGAAAAAATAAATTCGTAAATATTATCTCCTCTAAAGTTTGGACCTAATTCGTTTATAAAAACTAAATTCATATAGTTCTACCGTTTGGTGTTACTTTAACTTCTTTTCCGTTAATTTTAAAAACTAAATTATTTTTATTTGTTCTTCCAATAAACTTACAATTAGTATAATCTTCAATTAAAATTAAACCTGTTTTTTTCTGACTTTCAGAAATTGAATACTCTTGAATATCATTCTTTTGGTTTATTTTATTAATTTTTGATTTTAAAAAGTCTACTTTATTTTTATTTTCAATTAATGGTTTTTCTTCTATTTTAATATTAAAATAACTTGATAAAACTTTTTCTACTTTTGATTCTCCAAATATTGAATCCATTACAGTTTGGTAACCTTCTTTAGTTTCAGGTGCCGCAGCCCCTTCAGTATCATCACCCATTTCAGGCATCGGTGCTCCCATCTCATCAGTACCTTCTTCACTTGGCATTTCATCACCACCCATTTCAAAATCATCTTCAGCTCCTAAATTTAATTCACCTTCACCTTCTCTACCATACTCATCAAACCCTTCAATCTTGTCAACGATATCTTCTCTATCGTCATCATCAAGTTTGTTTAAATCTATTGCTGAAACAATTGAATTAATTACATATTTAATATCTTGTGAATCAAGACCTTTGTCTTTTTCAAACATTCTTAGTTTTTGACTTAATTTACCTGTAAGTTTTTGAATTAATTTTAAATTACTTGGACCACCCTCTTCATCTTCGATATCACCATCCATCATAGGTGCATCACCAGGAGCCATAGGCATTTCAGGTTCTTCAGGTGCAACTTCACCACCCATTTCAGGAGCCGGTGCCCCTTCAGTATCACCACCCATTTCAGGCATTGGTGCACCTTCAGTATCACCACCCATTTCAGGAGCTGGCGCGGCCATTTCAGGAGCCGGTGCTGCCATTTCAGGAGCCGGTGCTGCCATTTCAGGTGCAGCTGTAGGTTCAGTTTTTTTAGCTGTTTTTAAAACGAATTTTTTTTTTACCTCAGGTTGTTCACCAATAAGAGGTATCTCATATTCATTACCACTATTTCTATTTGTTTCAGCAACAATTAAATTTAATTTTTTCATTGCTTCAGAATATGAACGATAGTATTTTCTATTTTTCATAGGGTCTGAATAATCTAAATCAGATTCATTCAATCCACTTTTAATAATATATCCTTGTTTTTCTTTTACGATACCATAAAAGTTACCATCAGATAATTGAATAGTATAATTTGTTGTTGACAAATTATTTAATTCGGTTTTTGGAGTTTCTCTATAAGTTGCGATTTCCATAATTCTTCTCAACTTATCCATTCCTTCTAATTTTTCACTACCAATTGGTCTTAAATCTGCCATTTTAATATATTTTTTTTAATTGTTTAATCCATTTCCACCTAATGTTACAGCATTACATTGTAGATTAGTTGTATTAGTTTTAGTACCATAATCTGGTTTTGGTGCATAAAATGTTACTATTGTTCCTACAGTATCCCCGGATGCTGGGTTATAACCGGTTATAGTAGTAGTATAATACGAAGTACAAGCTGTTACTGGCATAATTTTTTTCTATATAAATATATCGTTAATTGATAATTTTCAATTATTCACCAATTTCTTGTTCTAATGATAATTTTTTATCGGTAATTTTATTTTTGAAGTCCTCTAATTTAGATATGTACCCATTTCTTCTTAGGAATTTAAATACTAAATTTTCATAAGAAAACTCACCTTCCTTTTTAAGTCCACAGGTTCTATACTTTCTTAATTTCTCTTTATATTTTGAGACTAATTTAATAGCATCGTTTAAATCTTCATCTTCGGCGTTTTCTAAAACACCATCAATAATTCTCATCCACTGATTTGCCTTTTCTTTAATAATCTTTTTATCAATTCTGAAGTTTTCTTTTTCGGGAGCTCTTAACCATTTGTTATATAACACAGAATAAGACCCAGCACTTGTTTCTTTTTCATTTAAGTCCTGTATAAACATTTCAACTTCATATCCTTTAATTCTGATGTCGTGTTTTGCGTTAAATACTGTTTTTTTCAGGTGGAACAATTCTTTATATAAATCCGCATTTTCACCTGCATCATTAAAATCATAAAGAATATGAACATCAAAATCTGAAAAATCAGACCAGTTATATCCTGTTAGTGAACCAATAAGAATAATGTCGTGAACATATATATCAATATCGATATAATCCAAAAATATTTCACTAACCTTAAGAAGTCTTTCTTTTATTTCTGGTTTTAATTTATAAAATTGTGCTTCGGGGTCTCCCATATGTTTTTCATTCGGTAGATACCAAATGTCGGGATTTAATTCGTCTTGAAGATATAAGCTATTAATGATTTTACTATCACTTTCCATACCTATAAATACATAGGTTATTCTGTTTCTTCTATTTTTTTATACTTGTATTGTCTTGCAATTTCAGTATTAAAGAATTTTCCTTGTGATTCAGATAGTCTAAATTGTGCGTAAATTTTGTGTGGAACCTCTTCATATTCATACATAATTCCATTTTTGAATGTTGCAATTAATTTACTTGTTTCACTATCATATTCAGTTTTAACTAAATTTGAAGATTCGATTTCACAAATTATTTTTGTTCCTACTATATCAGTTCTTGTTATCGCCATTTGGTTTTCTTAATGGGGTTATGTCATCAATATGACGAAGTTTATCCATAATATAATATCCAACTTCGTCTCCGTCAACATTAAAACCATAATCTCTAATTGTTTTGTCTATTTCCCGAATCAATGGTCCGATTCTTGAGTGATAAAACATTAATTCTTCAGGGTAATACGGTGGTTTTTCTATATCCTTTTGTGTCCATCCTTCTTTTTGGAATACTTCTCTTATTTTATAATAAGCCTCTTCTAACTCTTTTGTTAGTTCCAAAGACTCGGCAAATTTTTTCCATCCTCCCATAGTGATAAATATAATGCAAAAAAAAATCCACCCGAAGGTGGATTTTGTTATTTGAGAGCCTTTATTTTATCTCGATATTCAATCGCCTTTTCAAATTCTTGTTTTTTAATACATTCATCCAATTTAGTTTGTAACTCCAAAATCTTTTCTTTGTTTTTTTCTAAACTCTTAATTTGGTCTCTTAACTTAACAGCTTCCTCAAAATTTTGTTCCCCAACGGCAACATCTAATTTATTTTTTAATTCATCCAATTCTTCTGTTGGTTTAAACCCTTTTGACATGTACGTATAAGAATATCTTCCATCAGGTGATTTATATGTTTTAGAAGTCCAATTATTATTATTAATAAACTCTGACCTCATAGAAAACATTTTATCAAACATGTCCTCAAATTCTCTCCAATTAATCATACTATTATTTCATTTTATAAGTTTATTTTTGTATTTTTACACCAAATATGTGCCATTACTAAATATATGACAAAATGTCAGTAAAGTAAAATCTATGTATGACATTATGACAAAAACCTAAAAATAATTGATTATTCAGTTTATATAAGTTAAATTTGATAAAAAACTAAAATATGATTGACTCAGTAGACGGAAACGAAAAACCAAAAAACAAAACTCAAGACGGTACATCAAAAACACCAGTATTAGATAACTTTTCTCGTGACTTAATTAAGGCGGCAGAAGACGGTAAACTTGACCCTGTAATTGGTAGGGAAAATGAAATTAATCGTATCGCACAAATTCTTTCTCGTAGAAAGAAAAATAACCCAATTATTATTGGGGAACCTGGTTGTGGTAAAACTGCAATTGTCGAAGGTTTAGCTAAAAAAATATTTGAAGGTGATTGTCCACAAAATTTGGCAGGTAAAAGAATTGTTTCTTTAGATATGACTTCTGTGGTAGCGGGAACAAAATATCGTGGTCAGTTTGAAGAACGTATGAAAGTGATTATGGAAGAACTTTATAATCATCCTGACATCATTGTCTTTATTGATGAAATCCATACTATGATTGGTGCGGGTAATTCATCAGGTTCTATGGATGCATCTAACATCTTCAAACCGGCATTATCTCGTGGTGAATTACAATGTATTGGTGCAACCACATTAGAGGAATATCGTAAAAATATTGAAAAGGATGGGGCGTTAGAAAGACGTTTTCAAAAAGTAGTTGTAGACCCATCAACTAAAGAAGAAACTTTACAAATCTTACAGAACTCAAAAGACCGTTATGAAAATCATCATAAAGTAAGTTATAGTGATGATATATTAAAACTATGTGTTGAATTGGCAGATAGATATATTACTGACCGTGAGTTTCCTGACAAGGCTTTTGATATTATCGATGAGGTTGGTGCTCGTTCACAAGTAGAAATTAAACTACCTGAGATTATTGAAAACCTTAAAAAAGAAGCAGCCAAAATCAAAGAAGAAAAAGTTGATGTTATCAACAAACAAAAATATGAGGAAGCAGCAAACCTTCGCGATAAAGAAAGAAAGGTTTTAGCCGAACTTGAAAACGAAAAACAAAAGTTTGAACAAAATAGAGATTTATATAGACGTGAAGTAACTGAAGATGTGGTTTATGATGTTGTTTCTTTAATGACAAAAATTCCAATCAATAAGATTACTACTGATGAGACTTCACAACTTATTACATTAAAAGATACTTTATCAACAAGAGTAATTGGTCAGGATGATGCAGTAGCAAAAATTGCAAGAGCAATTCAAAGAAATCGTGTTGGACTTAATGACCCTAAAAAACCAATCTTTAGTGGATTGTTAATTGGTAACTCAGGTGTTGGTAAAACCGAGTTGGCAAAACAATTGGCAAAACATATGTTCAATAGTGAAGACGCACTTATCAGATTAGACATGAGTGAATTCTCTGATAAAATCTCAACATCAAAATTAACAGGAACATCACCAGGTTATGTTGGTTATGAAGAAGGTTCACCTTTCTTAAACAAAATTAAAAACAAACCTTACTCTGTAATTTTGTTAGATGAAATTGAAAAGGCTCACCCTGAAATCTTTAATGTATTTTTACAAATGTTAGATGAAGGTATGTTGACTGATGGGCACGGAAGAAAAATCAATTTCAAAAATTGTATCATTTTGATGACATCAAACGTAGGTACAAAAGTAGTTCAGGATTTTGGTACCGGTGTTGGATTTTCCACATCAAATAAAACCGAAAGAAAAGATGAAGAAATTAAATCTTTATTAGAAAAAGAATTATTCAAAAAGTTTGCACCTGAATTTATCAATCGTTTTGACGACATCGTTTATTTCAAAGATTTGAACAAAGATGATTTATTAAAAATTGTTGATTTAGAGTTAAATAAATTCTATGAAAGAATTGAAAAATTAGAATATAGTGTTGATGTTGATGATACTTTGAAAAAACACTTAATCGAGGTTGGGACAGACACAAGATTTGGAGCACGTATTTTGAAAAGAACGGTTCAGAAGTGGGTGGATGATGCTATTACAGAAAAGATTTTAACTGACAACCCTGAAAAAGGTTCTAAATTTATTCTTACCTATAACGACAAAGAAAAGAAAACTGACGTTAAAATAAAAAAACCTATAAAAAGAAAGAAATAATTTTGCAAATGTTGGAAACTTTTGTACATTTGTAAAAAACAAAATAATGGACCTACACAAATTTAAAGAACTCCTTTCAGTACCATCTAAAACATATCAAGAGGAGGATATGGTAGAATACCTTTGTGATGAACTTGAGGGTATTGAGGGGGTGTCTTTTTATCGTGATGAAATGATGAACGTCTACGCAACAAAGGGAACACTTGAAGAAGGTGAATTCTATCCGATGTTTATTGCTCACACAGATACGGTTCACACTAAAATTGATAAGATTGTCGTTAAAGAAGAAAAACTAAAACGTCCACACACTTTTGGTAAAACTTTTGACGACACTCTTGTTGATGTATTAAAAGCATACGACACAGATGGAAAACCAACAGGTATTGGTGGTGACGACAAATGTGGTATTTTTATTTGTTTAGAATTACTAAAACAATTAGACAAAGTAAAAATCGGTTTATTTGTAAGTGAAGAAACAGGTTGTCACGGTTCATCAAAATGTGATGTAAACTTCTTACAAGATGTTGGATATATTACACAATATGATGCTCCAGGTAACCACCTAATTTCCGAGATTTGCTCGGGAGTTTGTTTATTTGACCGTGATAGTGAATTCTTTGAAAAAACATTAGAGGTAATTACTGAATCTTTTGGTAACGAGATGTTAGTTCAATCTCATCCTTATACAGATGTTTCGCAGTTAAAGAAAAAAATTGATGTTTCTTGTATCAATATGTCTTGTGGATATTACAACATGCACTCAGTTCAAGAGTTCATTTCAATTGAAGATGTGAAATGTGCTATTGAAGCTGGAAAAAATATGGTAAAAGTTTTGGGATTAAAAAAATATGAGTATCTTTACAAACCAATCATTTATACACCGAAAACAATTATGAACTCATTTGTAGAAGATTTAGACCAAGACGTAGACGTATTCGGTTTTCAAGACGAGACTTTCCATCGTTTAGAGACTATCGACGTTTATGAAGAAAAAGATGGTATTACATTAAGTGACGCTTATGAAGACGGATTTTTATTTATCCCCGATGAGGATTTAGTAAGTCTTTATGAAATTATTAAAGAAAGATTGATTAAAAAGTATTAATCAATATAAGGAACGAGTGGTGGAGTCACCAACATGTTTAAGATACGACTCAATGGGGCGGACCCTTTTTTAAATGGTTCTCCCCATTTGTCGGTTTTACGTAAACCATAATTAACCATTAAACTATCCTTATCAACATCAAATACTCTAATTTCATATCCACCTGGAATTTTTTTATTTGTATTAAATCCTGTTTTTTCACTTAGTGTGTTTAAAATTTGAAAATATTTTTTCATTTTTTCTTCACCACCTTCTTCGACCATATCGTCTAACTCTTCCATTAAACTTTCTAAAACTCTAATACTTCTTTTATTAAATTCTTCGTAAAATACATCTCTGTTCCAAGCTTCGTATTGAATTTCATAATACTCTGGAGTATGTTTTGTAACTTCTTTTTCTATTGCTTTAAACATTATGTCCATCAAGCAATCTTCAGGGGTTCCATATCTTACAAATAACATAACGGCATCACCCCAACTTAAATAATATTTCCAATAACAATTTTTTGATTGGTTTTCAATACCAATAACAGATAAACAATTACAATATATTTTATCAATATATCCTGGTACTGCAGCATCTGTTGCACTATCATTTGCATATGCATAAGCATCTATTAAATCATCCTTTGCACTTCTACTTACAGATTCAATAAAATCACATATTTTATCCGTTTCTTTACCATCTTTCCATCGAACTTCGTTATCAATAACCTCAAAAGAATTTAATAAGTGTGGTTGATATTTTTTTAATATCTCATATAAAAGTTTTAATGGTTCACCTTTTATTGATTCAATTGTATACCCTTCATCCCAATCTTCACTTGCTCTATCCCAAGTATCCCATTCCCATCGACCTCTACGCATAGAATCAAGATATCCTGCTTCATACCAAGCATCTGTACCTTCATCACCATAAGCTTCTTTGAAAAAAAATCTTAGGTATTCTTCTAATCCATCATGAAAAGTGAAAGTTATACCATCATAACCTACCTCATAATAGTCCGAATAATCTTCTCCATCACACCCATCAAAATCAGTATCATATGGGTCAATCTTTCTTTTGTTAAGAGCAAGAATTTTTTCGTAGTCGGTTAATTCCTTCTCTTCTTCTTGCTCAAAAATTTTTAAGATTTTTTTCATATATTTATAAATATATTGTTTAATACAAATCTTTGTATTATATTTGTAAAAAGAGTTCTTTGAAAATATGGGGGTGTTTTTGGATTTGACAGGTATTGGCTGAGGAATAAGGGCACGTAGGGACTGAATTAATCTCTTTAAAAACTGATTCTACTTTTATACGGCAACGTACTTGATAACCTTTCAGTGGTTGGTTTAATTGCAACTGAGCAAGTTACTGTAGCCTAAGTTAGGCACGGAAACGGGGGGTCGGTCAGACATATAACCTAGCAACAGAAGTCGTTGATGAGTTGGTTTTCACTCTAAAAGAAAACAAAAAGGGTGTGGTTCCCCTAAAGAACTACCACCGTCGCTGAGCGGTGTGAGAACTTAGATATTTCGGAAGGTATGAAAAACCTTGACCTAAACGTGTAGTCCTTATCTGACAGGATAGGCTGGACGAGGGTTCGAGTCCCTCCACCTCCACCAATTAAACCTCATCTTCGGATGGGGGGTTTTTATTTATTTTTTTTTTGAGATAGGGATATTTATAAAATAAAAATTATGAACAGAAAAATTATATTAAGTGAATCTGAAAAAGGTATAATACTTTCAATGTACAAAAAAACTATTAACGAGGAACTTACCACACCTGAACAGATTACACCTGAACCAGATTTGAAAAAAATAAGTAAAATTGCAGACGAGATTGATAAATCTATGGGTGTATTTAATACTGATGAGGATGCTTTTGTAAAGGCTATTTGTAAGTGTAAAACATATTCTGAGCTTTATGAGTTAGATAATGAACTAGAGCGACGTAATAATGGCGCAGGTGGAGGGTTTTTAGAGTATACTATCAATAATGCAATTACAGATGGTTATGCATTCTTTGGTAATAGTGATGCTAAAGAAAGAATAAAAATTAAGGACTGTTTGAACAAAGCATCAAACATAACTAAAAAGCGAGATATCGCGACTATTAAAGATGACAAAATTGAAATTACTTGGTAGTGATATAACCGTGAATTTAAAAAATTATTCTAAACGTGTAGTCCTTATCTGACAGGATAGGCTGGACGAGGGTTCGAGTCCCTCCACCTCCACCAAATAAAAAACCCCTCTTTTGGAGGGGTTTATTTTTTTAGAAACCGTTGTTTCCGTAATATTTTTGTTTTGGTCCTTTGTATCTTGTTTTGGTCATACAACCTTTTTTCTTAACTTTATACTTACCTTTTTTACCAGGAGGTGTTGCTACGTCAGAAAAACATTGTATATCTTCTTGAGCGATGTCATCAACACTAACCACAACTTCTTCTTCCTCTTCTGAAACTTCTTTTTGTTCTCTGATAACTCTTTTTACGATACGAGCCAAATCGGATTCCGTTAATCTAATTATTCTTTTCATAATTTTTTAATTATTTTGTTTTTTTTATTATCTTTGTTATATAAATATACACCTAAAACAAAAAATATATGCAAACCTTCCTTCCGTACACAGATTTTAGAAAGTCATTAGAAAGTCTAGATAATAAACGTCTTGGTAAACAACGAGTGGAGGCATATCAGATTATATCAGCAATTACAGGTAGACCAAAAAAGAACGGTCAACCATATAAAGGTTGGACATCTCACCCTTGTTCTGTAATGTGGAGAGATTATGTAAATGCACTTAAACAATACTACAACGATAGTATCGATGTTTGGGTTGAACGTGGTTTTAAAAACACAATGGTTCACGAACATATTGAAGGTGAATTTGTTTTACCTCATTGGTTGGGTACTGAGGAATTCCACTCTTCACATAAAGCCAATCTTTTACGTAAAGATTCTGAGTATTATTCAAAACACGGTTGGACTGAAGACCCTAACGACCCATACGTATGGATGGATGATAAAGGTTTGTGGTATAAACAAACGGTTGGTAGTAAAGAAAGAATATTTTTTAAACAAAATCTTATATTAGAAGCCGTTGGTTGTTGAATTATAGAAAACTAATCCAGTGACGTTAGTTGTTTTAGTTATAGTCGGAGTAGAATAACTAAAAGTCAGTACGTCTCCTCCACTTTGTTCTCCGAATTGTATACGAATCGGATAATAAGTTCCAGCAGTTAATGCAATTGAGCCAGATTTCTCTAAAGTTCCGTGAAGTCCTCCATTATTAACTGTGGAGTTTCCTGTGGTAAAACCTGTCTGCGCATTTGAACCTATCCACACATAGGACGCATCATCAGATGATGTGAAAAAAGTATAAGTTTCGGTAGTTGTTGGTTTGAAATATCCTAACCATTGACAGCTAAAATTAGTTCCATCGTCAGTAGCTGGTTCAAATATAGAAGTTGTTTGTACTGATGTTATCGGATTTGTTCCAAATGCCTGTGGAGTTGCGGTAGCAAAGAAGCTAACGTTATCGGCAAAATATCCAGAGTAGGTTGTTTTAAATAAACCTGCAACATAGGGTGTCACCCATGAAGTCCAATACCCATTTGCGTTTAACCAAGTTGTTGCGGCATCTCCAGTAGCAAAAGTTTGATTAGTGGATACCCTTTGCGCAATTTGAATAAATGAACTTTCTGTAAGTGCCGTTGACCTAAAAAAACCAACAGACGCAGTAACACCGCTAACAGGTGTTGGTTG